GCTTCTTCTGGTAGAACATAAAAATCATCATAAAGTATTGTGCAATCATCTATAACTTTTTCAATATCTTCTGCAAAACACTCATCAACTCTTTCTTTTGACACTGCAGTACCAACTTCCATATCATTTTCTGGGTCTTTTGCTCTGCATAAGTGACCAATACCAAACGTCTTATATCCTAGATGATCTAAGTATATTTCGTACTTTACTCCTTCGTCAGCAATCAATTCATTTTTTAATGTATCAATGTTCATCTATCTTCCTTGTCTTTTTCTCAAACAACTTACATGACGATGGTAGAAATAATTACCAATCTTATTAAAAAATTTAGCTAAACTCAACCAAAACCACATCATTTTGTTAAACCTTTATACTTCTCAAAACTGCGGAGCCCGCCCAGTCCCAGCATCCCCATCAAAACAGTCATAAGTGAACCCATATCGAAACTTGGCAATTCTGGTATTTCTACTGCTAGATATGCACATATAAATATAGTTACTGGTGCTAATACAAAATGCCAACATAAAGCAATGCCACATGTCCAGCCAATAAAGGGTCGCCAGCCAGCTACAAAGATTGATCTATGCTTGGCTTCAGTTTGATTTATAGCTAACTGCCCTTTTGCCAGTTCCTGAGCATGTGTTTCAGCCATTGTTGCCACCTCATGTGCCAACTTGTTCTTCATGTCCTTATCTTCTATAAACTTACCAAGAAGATTAGATACGGGTCCAATTAACGCCGTGAGCATGTGCATTCCTTTCGTCTAAACTTACTATCTATCCATACTTTGCCATAGTATAGAATAAATATCCACATAGTAAATAATACTCCTTCTATATAACTAAGATCATTCCAAGCATCTAATATCATATTTTCCATTTTAATCTACCTTCAGGCAATTGTTGACATTTGTATTTTGTTGGTTTCCATAGTGGGTAATATATGTGAACTTGTCTGCTTATTTCTAATGCTCTTTGTTTACAAGCAAATTCTGTTTCATACGGGCCAGCTTGGTCTTCTAAAATTTGACAATTATTTGGCAAACCTATTACACATATAGTTACTAATGCCTTGAACATCATTTTTTACTCATAAAAGCAGAAGCACCCATATATGCACCTACAATTCCTGCACCAGAAATATAAAATAGATTACTTATATCAGATAATGCCTTTAATCTTTCTATATCAACAAAAAACATAGCTACAGTAAATAAACCCATTGCTATTAATGTTGCTCTTGCAATTCTTAATTGTGCTAATTGTTTTCTTAAAACTTGTTCTGTTTCTTTAATAGATGTGGCGATTGCCAATTCTTCATCTGTTACAACACCATCATTATTAATATCATATTTATTATATTTACTATTTTTTTCTAAACCTTTTTTCATAAAACTTCCTTATTTTACAATAATTTATTTAAAAGGCTCTCCACTTTAATTTTGCCTCGTCTAAGCACCCATTGTACCTTGTGGTACTCGTATCAAAGAACCTATTGTACCTTTTGGTATTTCAGTATTTCTAGGTTGTTTCAAAACATACCAACCAGTAGCAATATATTTATCACAAGAATAAACGGCATTACCTCTATGAGTATGTGTAAAACTTGCAGGGAAAAAACAAACAGAACCTTTTTTTGGTGGTATTCTTATACCATATTCTAAAAACTCTGTTTCACCTTCGCCTTCAGGTATGTCATTTAAATATATTGTCCATGCTAAAACTCTTAATGGGTGATTATTACCAGTTTGATGTTCACAATGCCATACATGAAAGCCACCTTTTGGTTCTGTTTTTTGTATCTTTATAGAACAAAGTTCTATGTTTTGCATACCTAAAGAGGGATAATCTTTTATGTATTTTTGTAAGTTTTCTGAAAGAATATTTTTTGTTTCTTGCATTAATGTAGGATTAACAATTCTATAGCCATCCATAGGAAGTGCTTGGTCTTCTAAATACAAGACATGGTCTTTTCTAAATCTTAGTTGTGATGGGTCATTAGAAGATGGTAAATTATTATCTCCATCAGCTTTACCTTGCCCTTCAAAAGAATTAAAAGCATTTATAACTTTATCACAATATTCTTTAGATGCTCCATCTGTGTAACTACCAATGAAACTGTTTTGTAGTTGAAGTTTAGGTAAAGTTTTTAAGACAGTCATTTTACTCCCTTTCAGGGTCAAAATCCGCTACAGTTCCATATGTTCCTTTTTTTGCTTGTGCAAGAATTTCTCTACCATGATCTTCTGGATCATTTGGCTCAGCCAAAAACATATAATAACCATCATTTTCGGTCATTCCAAGTCCTTCATAGTGAGACCATTTTGCATCAATCTCTACAACTGTTTGTTCTTTATTGCCCCATCTAGGGTTTTTTGCACCAATTAAAGTATCTCCAGTTGAGGCTATTGTTATAGGCATTTTATTCTCCTTCTTCTGTTATTTTAATATTAAATGTTAAAGCCATTCTACTTTTACTTTCATTTGTTTTTACTTCATGTAACAAATCTGACTCCCAAAGTAAAAATTTTCCTTGAGTTGGCACAAAACACCATTCGGGAGAATTATATCTTGTGAAATCTGTTTTATTAAAATTAGACCAAACATCATTATAAACTCCTCTGTTAAAAACTATATTACTACTATTTGGTTCTGAATAAACATAAAAATTACCACTAAGTTGATTATGTGGACTATGAACATGACTAGAATGAGAGCCACCTTCATACATTTCTGATAGCCAAAACTCATTCATGTTTATTTTAGCATTAGTAACATCAATACATTGATGCTTTAAAAACTCATTAACTTCATTATCTACATATTTAAAAAAATTATTAAATTTAGATGTGTACTTATTCATTATATGTGGTTGAAACCATGTGGTTTTACCATATAAATATCTTCTGTCTTCGCTTGTTTCTTCTAAAATTTGTTTACAAACTGGATATAACTCTTTTGCTAATTCGACATTTTCTGTGTCTCTTATGTATTTAGAGAATAAATCCATACCCATAACTACTTAAAAATAATTTATGTTTATATTGAAACGCATTTTAGCGTCTGTACAATTTGTACTAGTATGAGATTTACTAGAGTCAAAAAGTAACATTCTATTTGCGACACTATCTATTTCTGTTCCGTCTTCTAAAATTGTTTTACCATTATTAGTATTTAAATAAAAAATAGCTCCCTTATGTTCAAAATCGTGGTCGATATGTGGTCTATGTTTTATTATTTTATTTCCATTTTTTGGATAACCATTTGCCTTAATTCGTATTAACGCTTTAGGCATAATTTTGTGAATTAGTGGTAGTATACTACTATAAAAGTGTGAAGTTACAACACTGTCTAATAAAAATAAATGTACGAAATAAAAATGGTCATTCATTTCACCTTCTGCATCATCATCTACAAATCTATTATAAAACCAAGGAAAATTTTGGTCATCATTATCAATAGCATTTACCATAGTTTCAAAAACATCAATAGGTAAATAATTATCTATAACTTCATACTTTGCCATTATAAGACACTACGAAATTCTTTGAAACAGTGTTGCATTACCAGCAGTAGCAGTACCAAAAGCTCTCCAAGTGCCACTAGGATAACTTCCATAATTGACAGAAGTACTGCTCCAATGCCCTCTATAGTGATTATTATTATTTCCATAATTGCCTGGAACTATAGTACTATTTTGATTAGTAGTAGTACTTGTTTGTAAAAATCCAAAACTTGAAACAGTATTAGTAGACAAAGTAGGTATTGTTGATGGCGAAGGTAAACTTGTTAAGTTAGAACCATTTAAAGCTGGTAAAGTGCCACTCGCTATATTTGCAGGCGTTAAAGACGTTAAACTTGCACCACTTATAGCAGGAAGGTTTCCAGTTAATTTTGTTGCATCTAAAGTTTGAGTACCAGTTACTTGTACCCCTCCTACATACATAGCCGCCATTATATCATCTCCTCTAGCTTAAATTTATATTTTTTACCATTAAGTCTGTTTAAGATAAATAAATTATCATCTCCCTCTTGTATAGTCCAAGACCCTCTTGTTCCATCTACTTCGTTGTCTCTTGTTTTAGTGTTATTTAAATTTATATCGCCAGTATATATATCTCGCCATTGCTTAGAAGCAGAACCTAAATCTATAGCATCATCTGAACTAGGCAAAACAGAACCACCAAAAACTGCACCTGCATTAAATGTTGCTAACCCTGCTTCACTTCCATCTATTGTAAGAAATGTTGTATCTGATGCACCATCTGTACCTTTAAATATAATATCAGTATCGTTTCCTTGTGCATCAATAGTTATGTTTCCTGCTGAAGTCGCTAATGTACTAGCGGCATCTCCAAGTGCAATATCATCTAATTTAGTTGTTGTATCAACAGTTTCAAAACTTAATACTGCACTACCATTTGTTTTTAGGAACTGTCCAGCACTACCATCAGAAGTTGGATAAGCTAACCCAGATAAAGTTGCAGTACCACCTACTGACATATCGTCTGTAACAGTAAGGTCATCTTGTACTTTTAAATCTACTGTATTCAAAGAAGCAAAAGCATCTACAACCGCGGCTCCACTACCTGCACCATCTAAATAAACTGCTTTAGTATCTCCTGGAGGAATTGTTATATTTGCACCAGAACCTTGACTTATAATTATATTTTGAGAACCACTAGTTGCATTTTCTATAAATTGCATACGTTTCATAGTATTAGGTGCTATTGTAATTGTACAAGCACTGTCTAGTGTTCCAGTATATTTAAGATACATGGCTCTACCTGCATCAGAAGCACCATCTGCAACTGTTGTGGTATGAGTATCAGCATTTGTTGTTATAGCTTCTGTGCCAAATCCAAGAGCCTCACCAATAAGTTCTAAGTTGGTATTTGTTGTATCTCCCCATGTTCCACTGGCATCACCAGTGCCCATTTCGTTTAATCTAAGATTATTGACGTAGGTACTAGCCATTTACTTACTCCTTTAAGCTATAGTTATGATAGCATTTGCACCCGCAGCTGGGAAAACAATCCTAAATGTACCAGAAGAAACAGTGAAATCACCACCAAAATTTAATATTGCTATTGCCTTATCACTTGCAGAACTATTGTATATCAATGCACCTCTAGCAGTGAATGATGCACTTGTCCATGTTGGGTCGTCAGCATCAAAATATGCAGTTGTACCACTTGTTGATACTGCTTTGTTTGCTAGTGTTACTCCACCAGTTGTATAACCATTTCCATTCGCCACCTCATTTGATGTTGAATATGCAGTTGTACTTGCTCCTAGTGATGCAGAACTTGTATAAAGAGCTATCTTTAAAGTGTCTGCGACTAAATCGTGTACTTCATCTAAAATTTCGGCTTTAAATGATGTAGCCATTGCTTGTGTTATTGCCATTTGTTAAATACCTCCTTCGTATTCTGATTGGTAATTACGTTGCATTTCTTGTTGAAACAACGCTATTGCCTCATCAAATTGTGCCTTATACAAGTTTACACTATCTGGCGCCTTTAGAAAAGCAGAACTTTCTAATAAACAAGCAGTTAGTAAAACTTGCTCTGCATTATCTCCTACCCAATTATTAGCGTTAGTAGAAGACAAACCTGTTTCTAGACCTATAAAATCTATTTCATAAGCTAGTGTAGCACTTGGAGATGGTGCTAGTAAAACTCTAATTCCAGCAGTTGTTGCATCTCGTGTGGCATACATAAATGGAACTCCAGACGTACTTGCATTTGGAGTATAATCTCTAAGATAGCTATCTATCCTATGTTTTAAGTAAACAACGTCACTATCAGCCTTAGTGACTGCAACTTGTCTAATCATTCTAGCATCAGCTACAGAATATTCTTTTGTACCTACAACTAAATTACCAGACTGTTTTTTTCTATAACATGGCAAATTTGGCAATCTACCAAATATCATGTTTTCTGCTTGTGTTATTATTGTAGGAATAGATGCCTCAAATTCAGTGCTATCATCTTCAATAAAATTTTTAATATTTGTTACTAAACTAGTATAATTCATTTAATTACCCCATGTTCCTGATCCATAAGTTCCTTCACCAAATCCACCATCTATAACTACTGATTCTGCTCCTATTGCTCCAGTTCCTGCAACTCCAGTCGTATCTACATCAGTATCAAGGCTTACTGTACCAACTCCACCAGTTCCTGCAACTCCAGTGACTGTTAAATTACCTTGAACGAGATAAGCTCCTAATGCAGTAGCTCCTTGTACTGCATCCACTGGGTTCGGCCCTTTAAATATATCTATGCTACTTTCACCTACACCACCAGTTGCCTTAACCTCACCATCTCCACCCCATTCAGCATATCCAAATGGGTTCTCACCCCAACCATTCGTATTTGATTCTGGTATTTCACTTTCAGCAACCTCTGCACCTGCATTTGCAGTACCAGTTGCACTAACTGGAGTGATGGTTAAGTTTAATGTACCATCTCCTTCTTCTCCAAATGTACCAATACCTCCAGTTGCTTGTACACCTGTTGCATTAGGCTCATTACCTACTGTAGAATTATTAATGCCACCAGTTCCTGCAATATTGGTAGATATGACATCTGTTTGTGGTGCAGAAGTACCAATAGCACCAGTTCCTACAGAGCCACCATTTGGAAGCTCAAATATTCTATCATGTGTAATTGTTTCTGTTCCAGTTCCACCAGTAGCTTGTACTCCAGTTATACCAACACCTACACCAAATGCACCAATAGCACTTGTAGCTCCAACCTCTGTAACATCTACGTCTATTTGGTCTTGTGCCTCAAAATTACCAATAGCAGTTGTTCCTGCAACTCCAGATACACCAACACCTGGTGCAAAAGCACCTATTGCAGTTGTTCCTACTACACCAGTTTGCTCTTCTTCTATTACAGTAGATACTGTACCTACATTTCCTCTTGCATGTATGTTTGTTCCTACTTGTGATCGCTCAACTCTTGATAAAAATATATTGCTAGTAAATGCAAAATCGATTACTACGTTTTCTACATCTGTACTTGGTCTTGGGTCATATAATGCAGTAGCATCTATTACATTTTTTGCAGGCGTTAATTGTGGATGTTTAGGATCGAACTCACTTGGCTCAACTCTTAAATTATTCCATGTAGTTTTAAGTTGGGTATAGGGAACTTTAGCTCCACTTATGTCGCTTATAGCTTTAGATTTTTTACCTGAAGCGAATCTAGCCATTATCTCAAATTAAGCCCTGTAGGTTGCAGTTTTAGTGAAACCCCATCATTATCATTAGCGGATGCAAAAGAAAACGCCTCATTATATAAGCCATTAAGTAAAGTAAACTTATCTGGTGCAAATTTTACTGATAACTTACTAGCTAGTCCAGCACATATGCATTCAGACCATGTATAAGGTATATCTGCATCTTGATTTGACAAAGTAACATCATCTAATTGTGTCATTGCCCAATAATTTAATTTATATGTACCAATATCTGGTGTTTGCCAAACATATATCTTATAAATATTGTTAGAGCCAGTTTGTCTGCCTCTATCTATCATATACTGATTAGGCTTTCCAGTATTTGTTTTATTAGGTATTTGATTGTATTCTGCTATTGTAACTCTATTGAGTATAGTATCTGTTCTTGTTGCATCTGCTGAATTGTAGATTACAACATCTAAAAAGTCTAAAACTCCTGCAGGAAGGTTGTATGCACTCGTACCCGCTGCCAGTTCAAGCGTATTTTGTGATACTGCCCAATAATTTATGCCACGATTTGCCCATTCAGAGAATAATAAGTTGAGGCTACGCCTTGCAGATATGGCTTGATCTCCAGTTCTTGTCTGAATATCAAGACCACATCTTTCATAAGCCTCAGTTATTATTTCTTCTATATTAGGTCTAAAAGCGACTGTTTCAGAAGTAGCCATTACTGCACCTTATAATTCTTCTTCAATCTCATAACTATTTGGTAAGAATCATTTGCCGCCGCTCCAGTTGTGGTAAATAAAACATCACCAGTAGGGTTTACTAAAGATGAAGAATTACCCATTCCACTATGATTTGTGCAATAATAAAACAAATCTGGTGTATCTGCAGTTGTAACAATAGTTGTTTTTGCTCCAGAACTACCAGGAGTTCCTGTTACTGTTACACCTGTTGTGTATTCTGCACCACCACCATGAGTACCATTTGCAGTTGTTGAAAACCTTAAAGGGTGTCCACTATTAGTATTGTCTGATTGATCAAATATATATGTATGATTTTTCAATAAATTAATTGCTGGATTTGTAGAGCCACCCAAAGCAAATTTATTACCACCAGAATTAACAACAGTAACTGCATATGTTCGAGTTGCTTCTGTTAATTCAGTAGTTGAAGGCAAGCCACCAGTTTCTTTAAAATCAAAATTACCACTTTGATCTTCTGTAAGATTTAACATTATTGGGTCTTGACTGTCTCCATCTTTGAGGACTTGAACAGTCATTCCTGCAACATTAAAATTACAATCTAGTATTTTTAGACCCGTACAAGCATCACCATTAGAATTTACATCAAGTGTTGAGGCATCAATCTTCTGCACTGCAGATTCATTGCCACCATCTACATATTGATAGTTAAATTGAAATACTGCTTCTCTTACGTTGTCTGATTGTTTTTTAACCGAAACTATATCAGCCATTAATACCTCCTATTAACTATCAGCAAAAGGGGTAGATGTTGTTCCAGAACCAACCAATACGCCTTGCACTAGATATTCAGCAGTTGCAAGTGCAGTAATCTCAACATATGAATTTTTGTCACCACCTTGTGTGCCACCATTTAATGATATTACATCATTTGTAGCTCCTGGAATAAAGGTAGTTGTTGCTCCAGCCGTTCCTCTAACTCTGACTGATCCAACATATTTGTCAGTTCCATCAGTTTTGATATCTAAGTCTGTTGCATCTGTGCCTATAAAGAATGTATATTTTGCACCTAATTCTGCAGATACGATAGAAGGTAATGTTATTGCACCATCTGCATCATTGACTTCTATAATACGACCAGCATGATCATTAAATGTTAAAGTTGTTTCTGCAGTAATGTTTTTAATATTATTAGAACCAGCAGATATAAAACCATTATTGGATACTACGGGTCCTGAAAAAGTCGATTTAGCCATGTCAATCTCCTTGTCTTGGCAACTGTCTGCTTTCGCAGTCAAGGGTTATGTTTAGGAGAGGAGTTATCCCCTCTCCCATCTTAGTTTTTTATGCGGCACCTTCTGTGCCAAAAATACCACGCCAATCAGTAAAACCAAAAGAATATCTTTCTCTTACTTTGTAGCGTACATTTCCAGTCTCAAAATCACCTTCCATGCCTTTTTTCATAGGACTTCTTTGGAACATTTTAAGACCATCTGGTACATCTGTCTTGATGAAGAACTGATCAGAATCTGTTAAACGTCTCATCACATGGTATCCTTGAGGTAAGTAACCACCTGACTTGATAGCGTTTAAGTCATTATCTGCAGTGCCAGTTCTTAATTGACTTTCAAGTAATCTCTCAGCTACGAAAGTATATGCAGTAGGAATAATTAACATTGTTCCTTGTGCGGCGATCCTAAGACCACGATCATCTTTCATATCAGCAATATTTATCAAGATACTTTCTAATGAAGTTTCAGATAAATCTGCCGCAGTAGCCAAAGTATTACTCTGGTTTCCATTTTGAGTTGGATGTGCAGTACTTAATAATGATACTCCATCTCCACCTGCAGTTGTTGTAGCTTGATTTAAGACATTTGCGGCTTTGATCTCTTTGGTTGTTGCCATTGATCTCGCTAACGCTTTTGTATATCTTGAAGCCAATGAACCATATAGTCCATCTTCTTCAGCTTCTTCTGTAACAGAGAAAGCTAATGCTACTGTTTCATGTTGATATCTAGCAGTCCACTGTTGAGAAGCTGAATCGTAACTGATTCCAGCACCCTCATTTTTAGTTGGAGCCGCACCAAAACCTGTCAACAATACGTCTTCCTCAAATGCTTTTTGAGATGTATTGCTTTCAAATACTGAAGCATACTCTGGTGGATAACTATCATACTCTAACCCGAACAAGGTGTTTAAACCAGGCTCAAGCATTTTTGCAAATTGTGCTCTATTCATTGCCATTGTTTAAATCTCCCTATATTCCAGCACTATCTTTGAGCAAGTGCTCATTGATAAGAACTTCCATTATTGCATTTGCACCAAAGGCATTATCTGGTGATTCATAAAGACCTATGATTTTGCAAGAAGCAGTTCCTGCCGCCATAGTGCCTGATAATTCAAATCCAGATTGTCCAGTGGTTGTAGAACCAGCACCAGCAACAAGGTCACAACAGTTACCTATGTTTGTCTGTGCAGTAGTTCCTGCTGATTGAGCCTTAAACACAGTATATGGATCGTCATATACATATGCCTTGATATTCGTTGCTACTGTACCAGTCGGCCAGTATTGTGAATATACATATGATCCATCTGTAGCAGTATAAGATACTCCAGCAAATACGCCTATATTATTAACTTCAGTCGCAGTATGAGGTGTTAACACTCCACCTGCAGTAATTATAACTACATCTCCTGTAAAGATGTTCTCAGCTAAACCTGAAGTTATGGTATATACGTTTGCACGAGAGTAACCATTACCACTAAGATGACGAGTAGGTGTTAACCCAAAAGCGGCGTCTACGTTTGCCATTTTTCTCTCCTAGTTTTAAAAGTTAATCTTCCATAGCAGACAACTGTCTGCCACCACTGACTGAACTCTTCCTCTCTTGATAGATTTGTTGTCCAGTCTTTTGCCCTAAAGCATCAAGATCGCCAGAAAGTGATTGGTTTTGCTCTACACTCTTAGTGCCATAGTACTCCTTCATCTGACGATGTTTTTCTTGTGGCATTTCGCATAGAAGCATACCTTCAATTCCTATACAACCTTCCCATTGTCCATGATTAATAGTCGGAAACAACTGATTCTTCACAGTATTAGCAGGTCTAGCTTCCCACCCTTCTCGCATACGTTTGTATACGTTATCAGGTGTGTCCTTTCCCTGTATTGACGTAGCTACCCATCGTTGTACAAATCCAGGTCTTGGCTCTGGTGCATCTAATAACGCTGGGGGTGTCCATGAAGTTTGAGGTCTACTCTCTTCATCACGAACATTTTCTCTTGCTTCTTGTGCTCTAACATTTCTCTTCTCAGTCATATCTAGCTCCTTTGACTTTTTTGTATTTCTGAAGCGTATTTTTTAAGACTTGCCTCATCATTAATTCCAAGTTCCCTAGCCATCCTAAGTTGATCTTGTGTCATTCGCACTCTATTGCTTTTGTAGCTTGAGCCACCCGCAGAAGGCGTTACTATCTTACTGCTTTTTGCTCTGGGCTTACTTTCAGCAACATCTACATTAGATATTAACTCTGGGAAAACCTTTTGTAAACGACTATTTAAATTTTCATAATATTCTGAAGAATTTTTATCAAAGCCTTCAATGTCTAATTGAACATCAATTGCTCTGGCAGCCGCACTTTCTCTTTCATAGCCTTTTTGATTAAACCAATCATTTGCTTTCCACCATTGAGTTGCTAATTCTGGGGTTGGCTCTTCTACTCTTTGCCTTTGTTGTGGTTCTGTAGGCGTTTTAGGTTGGTTGTTTTGCATATTCTTTTGCAACTCACCTACCCTTATAGAAGCTCTCATATCAGCTAATTGCTCTGAAAAGTTCACTTGAGCTTCAGTATCGCCTTCTTCAACTGCTTTGGTCAGTGCTTTTTTAGTTAGATCGTATCTTTGAGCAAAATCGTTTTGAGCAACACTTTGATTTCTTTGGGCATTTTCTTGCTCTAGACGTTCTAGTCTTTTTTGCATTTGAGCATTTTGCTCTTGCAAAGCTAAAGTTTCTTTTTCTGCTCTATTTTTTTGTGCATTTATTTTGTCCATCCTTCTTTGGACTCTTTTCCCATATTCCTCTGGAGTCTCTTTTGGCTCTTTGACTTCAGTGGCTTCCTCTTTGGGAGCTTCTTTTTCTTCTTTTTCTTCTGTTATTTCGATTTCAAAGTTTTCTTCACTAGCTTTACGCTTAGTTTCTTCGATCTCTTTTTCTATTTCCTGAATTACAGGATTATTTTCTTGGTCTTCCATGTTCGCTACTCCAAGTTATTGCAATTATAAATAGGCAGTTACTTCTACACCCTCTGGCAAGATTGATGTAATCTCGTCATCGTTTAGTAAAAGAAATCTCACACCATTTATTACTAGTTTTTGACCAGCATATTTTCCATAGGTTACTCTATCGCCAACTTTTGGCTTATTACTTATACGCCAACTAGCTCCAGTTCCTCTTTCTCTATATGCAAGTTCACCAATACCAGCAACTTCTCCATGAGCAGTTAAATACGCCTCATTCTCTTGAGCCTTAGAAGGCAATATAATGCCACCCTTAGTTTGTTGCTTGATTTGATTTGGTTGTATCAGTATTTTCCAACCCATAGGTGTAGGCAACTGATGCTTGGCACAAGTGCCATTTGTTTCTTCGTCAGTGTATATCTTCTCGACATGTTGATGAGACATGGTTAATCCTCTTCATCTATTTTGGTTAATGTTTCGTCAATTATAGCACAAGCGGCTTCTAAACCCTGTGCTAAACCAACGTCTTTTTGGTATGATTGAAAATCAGTTTCTCTACCTTCAATCATCTTCTCGGCTATTGCCGATTTCTGTTCCCTCAGTTTTTTCTTTATCCTCTTGAGTA